AGGCCCCCCACAGCTAAAAGTGCCCCCCCGGCGCCCATCATCACGTTGCCGACATCCTTGCCGTGCTCGGCGATGTGGCTGATGGCCTGGTCGGCCATGTTGAGGGCATCGCCGAAGGGGCCGAGCACGCCGGTCTGATTGAGCATCCCCAACATGCCCGACAGCGAGGCGTGGACGCCCGAGAACGCCGACTTGGTCTTGTTGGCCGAGTCCTGCGCCGACTTGGCCAGGTTGGACGCATCCCCCAGGATGCGAACCATCACGCTGGGGCCTGCCATCTACCTTCTCCGGGTCTGGGCCAGGGCGCGTTCCATCTCGGCGTTGTGCTTGTTGATGGCGGCGGCCTCGGTGTTCATGTGACGGACCATGCCCTCGAACATCTCGTCCGGCAGGTCGTCTACGTCGTCGGGCTGGCAGTGCCAGAAGGCACAGAAGGCAGCGTAGGCATCTGCCCGTTGACTAAAAAACCGTCACTCTTCACTACGTCCACCTCCACGTCGTAGGCGTGCATCCACAGGCTCATGACATCACGGTCGGGGAAAAGCTGGAGCAGCCGCCGGAAGGCGATGATGCGGAAGGGCTGGCTCTGGGCCAGTTTCGGGAAGGGCACGTTCATCTCCAGCCGGGCCAACTGGTCGATCAACCGTTGGGGGGGCAGGCGTTTCGTGAAGGCCTCGGTCACCTGGACTTCCAGGGGCAACGGCTCGGCGGTGGCGGCGTCAGTCATGCGGATCGTCTCCCTGATTGGTCCACGGGAAGGTGCGGATGGCTTCCTCCAATGCCACCGAGTACAACTCGGCGGCTCGGGCCGCCATGGTGCGGGCGGCGGGGAAAAGGTAGCGCCCCTGGGGACGGAACTCCCGAGACGAACGGCGGGGGGCTCTGCGGGTGCCGCCGAACTCCACCCACCCGGCCCAGCGCACCGTGCTCGAGCCCATGCGCACCGTGGCGCCGGTGCGGGTGCCGGTGACGCGGATGGTGTCGAGCAGGTGCGGGCCCCGCTTGGCCGGGGTGGTGTCGGACGACATGCTGGAGCGGGCCATGGCCGCCACCGGCTCGATGGCCGTGATGGCGGCCTGGCGCATGGCCTTGTTCAGGGCGCCGTTGTCCTCGGTCAGCTTGGACAGGTCACGGGCCAGCGCCTTGAGGCCGATGACGCCGACCTGTACGTCCTTGCTGGAGGGCACTAGGCCTTGCCAGCCGCCCAGGCCGAGCCGGTCCAGTGCGCCGCCAGCAGGTCCTGGGTGATGACGTACTGGCCGGTGGTCCAGGCCGTGGCCGGGTTGGCCGTGACCCCGGTGATGGCGGCCAGGTTGGCAGGCGGCGTGGCGCCCGAGGGCGTCCAGTAACCCGGTGCGCCCGCCGTGGCCCCGGCGGGGACGACCGAGCCCATATCCACCGTTGGGGGGGCTGTGAGGTTCCAGTCGATGGCCACCTCGGCGGCGGCGCCGGAGTCACCGGCGATGAGGTCGAAGGGCTGGGGGATGACCAGGCCGCTGATCCAGGGGTTGCTGGCACTGGGCGCCTGGCTGTAGTGGGGCCGGGCCCGGAAGTTCACCGGGGTGTTGCCGGTCACGTAGGCCTGGTAGGCGGCGTTGAGGGTGGCGTACACGGCCCCGGTGTCGAAGGACTGGTAGAAGGTGACCCGCAGGTGGTACTTGGTCACGCCGGGCCAGTCCGTCTCTCCGCACAGGCTGGTCACCGTGACCGGCTTGTTCTCGGCGAAGACCGCCTCCAGGTGCTTGACCAGGCAGCGCAGGTTGACGCCGCCCAACTCGAAATAGGCGTCGTTGAGGATGAGCGGGTTGGCCACCGGCGGGGTGGCATCGCCGGTGTAGAAGGGGGAGACGGTGGGCGGCGGGCCGTTGCCGCCGTTGGCCGGTGCGGCCTCGGTCTCGACTTCGGCGTCGTCGCGTTCGATGGTCCCGTTGGCCATGAGGCCTCCTTACATGTGGATGGACAGCACTAGCTCGACCTGCAATATCTGGATGCCACCGGCGCCGGTGTAGTTGCGCCAGTTGCGCTCGGACTCGCACCAGCAGGCCTGGACTGCGCCCCCCAGGTTCTGGTTGGCGTTGATGGCCTGGCGGCAGGTGCTCTTGAGGGCCTCTATGGCGTCCTCGCCTTCGATGGCGCCGACGATGACCAGCGGCAGGCTGACCTCATCGATGCCCAGCGAGGCGGCCGAGTAGGTGACCAGGGTGGGGCGGTGGATGACCACCGCCGGGGGGTTGAGGGTCTCCGGCGGCAACAGGTGGATCGTCACCGCCCCCTCGGTGGCGAAGGCCAGGATGGGCTGGAGGGCCGCGGCGAACTGCGAGCGGTTCCAACTCACCCCAGCACCACCGCCAGGTAGGGGGCGATCAGGGTTTCGATGTCGGGATCCTTAGGCCCCACACGCACCACTCCCATGTCGCCCCAGCCGATGGTGCCGTCCACGCTGTCACGGCGGCGGTAGAGCCGAGCGGCCTCGTACTGGGCCACCGTGAACAGCGCGTCCGACAGGGGTGGGACGAAATCGGGTGAGCCCGGCACGCAGGTCGAGATCACCCGGTTCGAGACCCATTGGATGGCGGCGGCCAGGTCCTGGTCGATGAGGGTGAGGTCACCCGCATCGGCGTTGGCCGACACTCGCAGAAGGTTCTGCACGTCGGTTGCCGTAGGCCAGGCCGCTGCCATTCGCTACTCCGCTGCCTTCTTGGTGGCGCCTTGGGCCTTGTGCGGCTCGTCGGACGACGGGGCCGGGCCCTCTTCTGCCTCCATGGCCGGGGCCGGGATGGTGGTACCGGCGTCGATCTTGGCGATGGCGTTGGGGTAGCGGGCGATCACCGGGGCGGCATAGCCCCAGACGCCGAGCCGGATGGCCTCGGGGCCCAGCACTTCCTCATAGCGGAAGTTGAACGTGCTGGACTCCAGGAGCAGCAGGTCGTCGGCCTTGGCCACGTAGATGTGGTTGTCGACGCCCGCCCAGGAGGGGATGACGTTGAGCCCCACCACCTCGCCCGCCACCTGGCCGTAGACCACGGCCTCACCCAGGCCGTAGGCGTTCACGGGGCCGTGGTAGCCGGTGACGATGTAGGGGCGGCCGTTCTGGTCCTTCTCCTTGGCCATGTAGGCCCAGGCGCCCTCGGAGCAGAAAACCACCTTTGGGGGGGCTTTGCGGTGCTTGCGCACACTGGCCGAGGCGTCGATGAAGGCGTCGAACAGGTTGGTGTAGACCGGGGCCGTGCCGGGGAAGGTGATCGTCGCCGCGTAGCTGGCGGCGTTCTCGAAGGCGTTGACCACGGCCGTCTCGATCTGCTCGTTGTAGGACCCCATGCAGTCGGCGTAGACGATGCCGTCCACGGCCGGGTTGGAGCCGTCCATCAACTGCCTCGACACGTCCACCTTGCCGGTGTAGGTCTTGGGGCTGGTGGTCAGGAGCGTGGCGTTGAATGAGCCGTCGTTGGGTGCGGTGCCTTCTGAGGCCTGCGCCGTTACGGCTGCGCCGGGGGTCGTCTGGAGGCCGATGTTCACCGGGTTGGCGTCGGTGATGCCGACGTTGCGCAGGGTGTCGGCCCAGGGCCGGGCGCCGTGGGCGATGATGGCGAACTCGTTGAACAGCCAGGTGGGTGGCACCACGCCGGGGCCGGTGCCGGTGGTGCCCATGGCCCGCATCTGCACCGTGTGCCGGTCGAGCCGGGAGCGGGCCTCGGGGTCGTTGTCCAACTGGGCGTGCAGCAGGTCCCGGAAGAAGACCTGCCGGGTCTCCAGGCTGGCGTCGGGCTTGCGGTAGACCTCGGCCTCGCTGCGCACCACCACCGGGTGGCGATCGCCTGAGGGGCCTACGGGGTCCACGTCACGGGTGAGCGCCGTGATGGTGGTGTTGCGCCGGTCCTCGGTCTCGCGCAACTGGACGATCCGCTCGCCCATGGGCTGGAGCATGTCACGCAGCCCCTCCAGCAGGGCTGACTCGTTGTCATCGGGCTCACGGTCCTCGTCGTGGCACCGATTCAGGATGGCGTCGTACTGGTCGAACATGTCTCGGTAGTCCTCACCGAGCTTGTCCAGGAGCTTCTGGGGCATTGGTCTCTCCCTCGAATCAGGGGGTGCGCTAGGGCGTGGCGGCGCAGGACACGGGCCCTCTGCCGGTTCCCGCCCAAGGCGGTTCCGCCGTAG